TGGTACCGACAGCTGGGTCCTATACGGCGATTTGACAGCATAAAGTTAAGAGAGAGTAACTAATGGCAAAGAAAGAAGCAGGTGGAAAGTCAGCTTCTCAAAATGACTTTCTTGAGCCGAAACCGCCTATCAATGTATCAGCTACTGACGTAGGTACAAACAGACCATATAACGATGGAGCTGCTGTTGTCTCGTTCGAGCTGTCAGCTGACTCTCCTGCAGCAACTTCTTATACTGTAAACGCCTATAAGAATGGGAGCACCTTAGATTCACAAGTTGCAACCAACACTGGGGCATCTTCACCAATTACAATTACTGGTCTAGACTCTGGGATTTCTTACACTTTTAAAGTCACTGCATCTAACGCATCTGGAACGTCAGCCGAGTCCGCAGCTTCAAGCTCAACTCCCATAACGACAGTACCTCAAGCCCCTCAGAATGCGTCAGCTGTATCTACTGCAGCTAATCAAGACGTGATTTCGTGGTCTAACGGTGCTGACGGCGGTAAAGCAATCACTAGCACATATTTTGTATCTAGTGACCAGGCAACTAACCCTGGTCAAGTAGTTATGACTACAAATCCTTGGACAGAGGCTGAAAATGGTGGTTCAACCCAGAACTATACTCTATACCATGTAAATGCTAACGGAACTTCGCTTGGCTCTCTAACTGCTGACGTTACAACTGTTGCACCGTTCTTCCCACCATACTTCCCACCTTACTTCCCACCGTTCTTCCCTCCATACTTCCCACCATACTTCCCACCGTTCTTCCCTCCATACTTCCCACCATACTTCCCACCGTTCTTCCCTCCATACTTCCCGCCTTACTTCCCGCCTTACTTCCCGCCTTACTTCCCGCCTAGATTCCCTTACTTCCCACCTTACTTCCCACCGTTCTTCCCTCCTCGCTTTGGTGGTTACTCGATTGACCCACGAGAGCTAGACAAGTACATGTCAGAGTGGGATACCGAATAGTACTAGTAGTTAGGTATAAAATAAAGAGGTAGTCTTCGGACTGCCTCTTTATTACTTAACGGGAGACTATATTGCACTTTAATCCAGTAGTTCTTAATGACGTATTTAGTAGCGAAGATGTGCAGTACCTTAGGCAGCTGCTGAACTCGAAGTCATACGCCAAGAATTGGCTAGACCCTAATAATGATAGGAGAGTCTTAAAATTCACCGAGCTTGACTCATATTTCAGCAAAAAAATAGAGCCAATAGTTCAAGAAATATTCGGCAGTACTCGTATTAAATCAACTTACGCGGTTTACTTAGATTACGATCGACCAACATCAAAGCTGCCAGCACATCTCGACAATAATGCTTGTACTTATACAGTTGATTATTGCGTATCTGCTAAAACCCCATGGGGGGTAGTAGTCGAGGGCGAAGAGTTTGTTTTTGGCCCAAACCAGGCTTTAGTGTTTACTGGTGGACACGATTATCACTGGCGAAACGATATGCCAGATCCAGAAAATAATAGAGTTGAAGTAATTATGTTCCACTTCTGCTTAGATGATCACTGGTACTTCACTCACGGGCAAGAGTATATGTACGATTTAATGGACAATGGACTATTACCAGAGGGCGACTCATATCATCTAAGTCCAGCAGTTTTAGGTAGAAATCCTGTAGACTCGTCTCATGGATGATTGGTTTACTAAAGACAGGTCAGAGACCGCAAGCAATAGGATGCCTGCTAGATATATAGGTCAAATAGAAGTATTAAATCCAGCTCTCGGTATAAATATTTATAGAAATGCTCTGAGCGAACCTAATTGTAAAAAGTATATCTCGACTTTAGAGTCACATTTAAATGGTCAAACTCGGTTTCGTTGGAGCGGCGCTTACGTTACTACATCAGAAGAGTTGGATTTAGAGTCTAGAAATGCTAAGGATTTTAAGTTTAATTCAACTGGTCTAGGACCGAAGACTCAAGAAACTGCTGCTCTTTACTCTATGCATGAAGAGATTTTTCAATCCACTAGACGCTGTGTAGACGATTACGGCCAGTACTGGGGAGTAGGAATTAATTCCTACGAAGCCTTCAATTTTGTAAAATATGAAGGAGCTGGTACTCATTTTAGGATTCACGCGGATCACGGACCTACTTATGTCTCAACGACATCTATAGTTGCATACCTCAATGATGACTATGAAGGAGGAGAGCTTTGGTTTCCTAGATTCAATTTAGTTATAAAACCAAAAGCAGGAGATATAGTGGTATTTCCATCTACTTATATCTATGAGCATGCGTCCCAGGAAATGATTAGTGGAACTAAGTACTCTGTTGTAATAATGAGTGACTATAATGATAGAGACGGCGTGAACCACAGAGTATCGCAGACGGTTAAGGAATATGAACTCAAATACTAACGAGGTAAAGAAGGCAACTGCCACTGAAGGCCAAGCAGAGCAAGAAATGTTAAATGATCGGCTTGCTAAGTGGTACACACTGGACGAGATTACTTGGAGCTCTGCAGAAGAGGTTCGCCCTGGATCGGGCATCTGGGTATATCACGACGTTCTACCTAAAGATATGAACATAATCGAGCGAATCGAGGAGGTCTTGCACTCTCCAGACAACGATTACGAGTACCAAGAAGCTATGGTTGGGTACTCAATGAAGATTCCAGAGTATCGAGACTGCTATGATTTTAAATACAAAAGACATGACTTTGACCACGATACTTCAGAGTGGGGCGACAAGCTTAGAGAGCTTGCAGACGAAACCATCTATCGACAGAAGCAGGTAGTTAAGGACTACACTCGTCGCTACAATATTGGTGAGCTGCGTTACTGGGAAGCCACAAACTATATTAAATATGGCCCAGGGCAGCACTTCCAAGAGCACCATGATCATGGCTACTCTTACAACTGTGTAGTGTCTCTAGTTGGATATCCGAATGACGACTACGAGGGTGGAGAGCTGTACTTCAGACTTCAAAATATCAAGATTAAAGCCAGAGCGGGGGATCTGTTTATCTTCCCATCGAACTTTATGTACCCACACCGAGCAATGCCAGTAGTATCTGGAACTAAGTACTCGATGGTTACTATGTTGGACTACTCGGACAAATTCCACGGCGGTATGTTTTTGGAAGAGACAAACTCTTAAAACATGAAGAAGTTTGCTGTACAAAAAACCCACCCAGGAGCAGCCCACATAGAGCAGCTACCTGGAACTAGGGAGTGGATGAATGAGACCCAAGAAAAGCACGCTTACATGTGCTTTCCGCTATCTCTGACCAATCGACTAGGCTGGGGTATATCTTTTCCCGAAGATATTTCATTCATTTGGGACGGCATAACTGACACAACTCCAGATCACATAAAAATATTAAGTGGACAAAAATACGTAAGCACTGTCCGAGGAAACGCAACTATTAGTTTTTATTCTGGATTGCTAGTTAGGACAGATCCAGAAACAAGCACACTGACTATGCCAGTGCCGAACCTTTTTGTCAGAGGTGCTCAATGTTATACAACGCTGATTAGCACCTCGTTTTATATGCCAGAACTTCCTCTTGCTTGGAGAGTTACGGAACCAAACGTAGTCATAACAATCCCAGCGGGACAACCAATAGCTGCGATCCTGCCAATTTCGTTGACGTCATTGCAAGAAGATTACGTTTTAGAGTTGGATGAAACTCCGCTTGGAACCGAATACTGGGATGAAGTCAAAAAGTATGGCGACGAGGCTGAAATAAAAAATGGTGTTGGCGATTGGTCAAAAATGTATAGAGATGCAGTCAACTACAGAGGAGAGCAAGTGGGCCAGCACGAAACAAAGTCTATTAAATTAAAAACTGTGCACTGCCCATTTACTGGCCAGACATATGAAGTAGAGGACACCGAGGCTAGTGGACACGCAGAAGATTAAATTTGTAAAAAATAGGCCATGGCTAAATGAGGAAAGTTCTTCTGTACCTTCTCCAATAATCAAAACCCTACCTAACTGGTACAGGAAAGCTGACAGGTTTGCAACTAATCCAGCAACAGGGAAGCCATGGGAGATGCCAGATGGTAGCGGAAAGATCCCAACTTGGAAGGCTTGTCCAGCGGTCTTCGACATTATGGGCAGCGGATACGTCTATAAGACCCCCTGTGACATAGAGGTTTTTATCGATACCATGGGTATGGTTCAGATAAAAATAGAAGACGAGCGCAGCAAAGATTTTATCCAAGAGCGATCGCCAATGCCTCAGTTCAAGCACCCTCACGGGTACCATGATAAGCACTTTGCTTGGTGGGCAGACTGGGCAGTAGAACTACCTGAAGGCTACAGTGCGCTATATACTCAGCCGTTTAATAGGTACGAACTGCCATTTTTGACCACTAGCGGAATTATTGATAATGACAAAGTTAAGCTTCCTGGAACTATGCCATTCTTTATCATTAAAGGATTCACGGGGGTCATCCCTGCTGGCACACCATATGCTCAGATATTGCCATTTAAGCGTGAACACTGGGAGTCCGAGGTAGATCTCGAAATATCACCCCAGGAAATGATGGAAAAGAATCGTTTAAATAGCGAGAAATACCGCCAACCAGATGGCGGAATCTACATCAAAGAAGTCTGGGAACGCAGAAAATACGAATAGGTATAATATAACCATGATGGATCAAACTTCTACAGACTACACAAATAGGCATGACGATCTTAGGGCTTCAATAACTCCGTCAGGATTTTTTGGAGACTCTGCAGACAATATCATCACAATTGAAGACTTCATGACCGAAGAAGAGTTGACAATCCTCAACGAGTTTGCGAGACGCAATACAGAATGGGATAAAACAGAAACTCACTATAATGAGGATGGTACGGTTATCTATGACTCAGGATACTGGGAAGATAGAGTAGCCACTGCAACTACGTTAGACAAAGTGGACCCTAGAATTACGCAAATAATTATCGGAATGCAAGCGCGTCTAAAAGAGAGAGTAGACGCGTTTTTCGATGTTGATGCTAGAGCAACTAGTCCAGCCATTGTTAGGTGGCTACCTGGACAACTACAAATGCCGCATGCCGATAAGGAGTTGCACGAGGGGGAAGGTAGGGGTAAGCCTAATGACTTTCCTTACTACGATATTGCTGGCTTGTTCTATATAAACGATGACTACGTTGGCGGCGAGTTGTATTTTCCGAACCAGGGAATTCAATTCAAGCCTAAAGCTGGAGCAGCTTACTTTTTCCCTGGAGATATGAATTACATTCACGGAGTTAGTCCAATAGAGTCTGGCATTAGGTATACCGTGCCATTTTTCTGGACTATCGTGAAACATAACGTCTCTAAAGGGTAGTTTATGAAAGTAATCGCCCACAAACCAGACGTCTATGAGGTTGAGAACTTCCTCTCCACAGATGAAGTAAGCAGCCTAATCGCATATTTTGAGTCAGACAAGGACTCATGGCAGCAAACTTGTTTCTATAACGCTAGAGTTATGGACCCGATAGCGCCGTGGCAGGCTGGAAAATCTTTATCTATTGATGAAGATTATATGAAAAATCTCAGATTTAAACTACAGAGTCTGGCAGAAGAGCTGTTTTCTAAAGAGCTAAAAAACCTTAGCCTGAGTGCCCACAAGTGGTTAGAAGGTGCTTTTGCTGACTATCACTCTGACAACACAGAGCTAGACGGTACACCTAATGCTTGGCGAGAAAATAAGCTAGTTACAATAATCTACTTAAATGATGATTATTCTGGCGGTGATTTAATTTTCAGGGACCACCCTATAAAGATATCCCCTAAGGCTGGGACTGTTGTAGTTTTTGATGTCGGCATAGAAAACGTCCATGGAGTGACTGAGGTTACAGCTGGTAGCAGGTGGACAATGCTAGCTTCATTCGACTACGCAGATTCAACGTACCCTGAAGATTACTGGGAACAAAAGAGACTAGAATTAGAGGAAACAGCTAAAATCCATCAGCAACAGCGCCAGGAATGGGAGACTGAGGGTATGCCAGAAGAAAGAGTTCTGAGGAGCGAATAATCATGCTAGATAAATCAACCTTCGTGGTCTACAGAGACGAGCCGACAACAGTAAATAAGCTTGGCGTCACTCAAAATCGAATCGTGGAAATCCCTGACTTTGTTGATAGGGAAACTGCTGCAAAGATGATTGATTTTTTTGAGGCCCGCAGCGACCTCTGGGGCGATGTAGCTTTCTACAAGTCAAGTGGCATGGGTATTGCCCCAGAAGACCCCAATATTGAAAAAGTGGGCCTACCACCCAGGTTCTTTGAGACACTGACAAAAAGATTTCAAGAAGCTGTAGGTGAAGTTTTTGGTAGACCAGTAAAACCAAACACGTCACACGCGCAAAAATGGGAAGTTGGCGGATTTGCATCGCCACATTCCGACAACTCAGATTTTGATGGAAATCCTACCCTATTCGAGATTAATAAATACGTAGGAATCTTGTACCTCAATGACGAGTATGAGGGCGGTAATCTTTTCTTCACGAAAACCGACAACATCAACGAGAAAACTTTAACAATAACCCCTAAGGCTGGGTCCTACATTATCTTCCCTGGTGGTATTGAAAACATTCACGGTGTCGAAGAGGTTACGGATGGCGTACGTTATACAATGGTTTCTTTCTGGGATTTTGCCGAGGCAGAGTATAGCGAGGAGCGACAGGCCGAGTGGGCTGCAGAGCGCGAAAGAGTAGAAGCCGAGAAGGCTGCAGCTAGAGAAGAATGGGCCAGGGGCAATAAATGGGCATAAACTTAGCAGATTCACTAGAAGAACTTCACCCACAAGTATGGGTTTTTCGTGGAGCTATTAAAAATCCTGAAAAATTGATGGAAAACTTGAAGGCTTTACCTAACTGGCAACCCTGGTGGGTCTTCGGCCTAATCAATGATGAGCTGGGTGGGCCAGATAGCACTTGGGAGAATTTCCCAAATGACGAACAATGGCAAGAGCACATAACATCTTTGCGTCAAACGAAGCACCCAGAGCTGACAGCCGAAATTGATAACTATTTCTACGAAGCTACAAAGTTATACGTAGAACATCACGGGTTCGAGCTAGACAACTGGGTACATCAAACCCCTTCGGTCTGCTTATATAAGTCAGACGCTGGAGTTACCAGTGAGATGACAATGCACTACCACACTGACTGGCAGCCAGAGAAGGCAGAGTCACGAGGTACTAAGTTTAGATTGACTTGCACTATGTATCTAAACGACGACTACGATGGTGGCGAGTTAGCATTCATTATCCGTGAAAATAGGGATGACCCATCTAACGATTTCAAGTTTGATTATAAACCTACAGCAGGCGATATCCTAGTCTTTCCGTCAACAGAACCTTTTTATCATGGAGTAAAACCACTAACTAATGGAGATAGATTCTTTATTAGAAACTTTTGGCTAGAGTATTTTCCTGGCACCCCTGAATGGTTAGAGGGAGAAGCACTGCACGGCGAAGAGGCTTGGGCCGAGATGGAGAAAAAGAGAGAGCACGAGTTCATCTCTTCTCGTAGAACGGTTGAATAGTGGACAACTTAGATCCTAGAATAAAGGTGTACAAAGGACTAATTAAAGATCCGCAAAACCTAATACAAGAGATTGAAAATAACGCCACTTGGGATAAGTGGTGGATTTTTGGAAAAATGGCTCAAGGCGTGTGTCCTCCAGAGCAGTGGGATAACTTTCCAACAGAGGAACAGTGGCAGCAACACTTAGATCAATTAGAGAGAGATCAATCTAATAGCAACCTAAAAAACGCTGTCCTTGAGATTAAAAAATATTTCTATTTAGCCACCAAAGACTACGTGGAGACTCAGGGGTTCGACCTAGACAACTGGATTATGGACTCGCCGTCCTTTAATGTGTATGAGCCTAATCCAGAAGAGCAGACTGGACCTATAACAATGTCATTTCACACGGACTGGCAGTTCGAGAAGCAGGAAGCCAGGGGAGATAAGTTTAAGCTAACTTGCACTATGTATCTAAATGATGACTACGAAGGTGCCGAGCTTGCTTTTGTTGTCACAGACGCCCCTAACGATCCAAGTACGTATAAATTAGTCAAATTCAAGCCATCCGCGGGGGATGTAGTTGTGTTCCCATCTACTCCTCCCTACTATCACGGGGTAACTAAGCTGGTTTCGGGCTCCAGATATATCATTAGAACCTTCTGGCTAGAGCACTTTCCTGGGACACCAGAGTGGCTAGAAGGAGAAGCTCTCCACGGGGAAGAGGCATGGGCTGAGCTTCAAAAAGAGGTAGAAAAAGCTAAGATCCACGATGCCCCTAGAATACAAGATTGGCATTTAGATTTATAATTGTAAGGTCACCCTCACCATTAAAGGATTATAAATGAGTAACGCAGTAGAGCAGCAGACTAGAGAAATAGTTTGGCTAAAAGATGATGTTGCCACATTCCCTGGGTTTATGGACAAAGAGCAGTGCGAGCAGATTATTGCTTTTTTCGAAGATCAGGGCGTTAACGAGGGTCACTGGATGCAGACCTGCTTTTACGATTCTAAAGGAATGGCACTTGTATCCAGCGAGGATGCCTTGAGTAGATCTGGACTAGAAGAGCGTCGCAAGGACTACTTTGAATGGCTGCGCCTAGAAATTAAGGCCGCTATTGAACAAGCTTTCGGTCGAGAAGTCAAGACAAACTCTACTCACGCGCAACTCTGGCCAACAGGGTCATTTGCTAGGTGGCATTCAGACAACTCTGATATTGAGGGAAATCCTACGGCATGGAGTGACAACAAGTTTGCTAGCATCCTCTACTTAAACGACAACTACGAAGGTGGAGACTTAGTATTTAGGGACCACGATCTAAGGGTTAAGCTTCCTCAGGGGAGCCTGATTACTTTCCCAGGTGGAATCAACAACGTTCACATGGTTGAAGAGATTACATCTGGCGATAGAATTACAGTAGTAGGATTCTGGGATTTCGCAGACTCCTACTACACCCCCGAAGAATTAGACGCCCGCCAAGCTGAGGTAGCCTTCGAAAGAATTCTACAGACAGAGCAAAAAGCTCTATGGCATCAAGGAAATAGCAATGCCTAATTTAGATTTTGCCAAGGCAGAATTCTTTGCCGAAAAAATTCTAGTTATGAAAAATGTCTTAACTCAAGAAGAAGCAGACATGGTGATTGATTATCACAAAAACATGGATGCTTTTCTGGGGGAGGAAGACAATCAAATCATCAAAAAGCTAGAGCCATGGAAGACATCTTCTATAGACCACCCGCACGTATATGGAACAAAGCGATCCGCCGAGTGGTCACCAGCTAGAGCTAACAACACTACAGATCTTAGAGTTCTGGGGTATTTTAATTGGGTAAAAGATTTATTCTACAAAGTAGGAGAGTTTTACCACGAATCTCTAGGCATAGACTATGAAAATGGCGCTCACTGGACTGACTTCTCTACGTTTCAATACACTAACGGACAAGAGATGGGCCCACACGTCGACTATGATGGCGAGCCATATCTAGCCCCTGTAGCAACTGGATTGCTGTACCTAAATAGTGACAAAAAGGGTGGAGATCTTTATTTCAAAGATCAAGATGTTTTTGTCGAGTCTTCAATGGGGACTTTAGTAATTTTTCCTTGCGTCAAGCCATTTTTTCACCAATCTACCTTAATCACCGAGGGCGAGAAGTACCACATTGGAACTGCCTGGAAGCGCTCAATGGGCTAAGATAGCCTTATGGCTAATCTAACCCCTGAAGTTTTTCATCAGAGAATTTTTTACTATAAAGACATAGTAAGTAATCCAAAAGCTCTAGTAGACCTCATAGAATCTACTGATCCACTTCTAACTAGCTCGGATGCCTTTTTTTCGTGGAAAAAATGGACTGCTTCCGACGACGAGTCATACGTATTTGGTTATCAAAAACAAGTAGACGCCGCTAAGCTCGCAACCAGTTCACTCGAAATACAAGAACTATATAAAACATTGATGGATGCACTGACTAGTGCTGGACGCCACTACTGTGAGACATTAGGGCTAGAGTACTTTCCGCCATCACCACTAAGTATTTCGAAATACATAAAAGGCGGCTCGATGGGACCACATGTGGATGAATATCCTGGTCAAACAAAAGAGCCAGTAATGTCTGGTGTAATTTATCTTAATGATGATTGCGTTGGAGGGGAGCTAGATTTCCCGCAGCAAGGGGTGAGAATTAAACCAGAAGCAGGAAGCATTGTAATTTTCCCCTCCGTAAAACCTTTTTATCATCAATCACTTGAGATAGTCTCAGGGGAGAAGTACATGTCACCAGTATTTTGGATAAAAAATAACTAACTTTTTTGCATTTTGTCTGGATTATTTACAAACAAAGTTAAGCCATACCTGATACCAGAAGTCACCTGTCGTACACCGTGCTCATACAGCGCTGCAGCAGAGTGGATTACTAGCATTCCTCGTTTTGGTTTTATCTCTAAGCCAAGCTTCGAGTAGTAGAGCTGACCACCTTCATAGTAGTCATTTATATAAATAACTACCCCATGAGCTACTGGCAGATCCAGTTCTGGAGGCCCCATGTCATCATGGGCAGGCAGGCTTTGGCCAGGCATCGTTCTGTTTAGTGGACCAACGCCTTTTTCAAAAGCTAACTCAATTTCGCCAGCAGATAGAGGTTTAATTGTTTCAACATATTCACCAATAACCCTTGAAAGGATCTGAGAGAGCTTCTCGCTGGCTGGGAGAAATAGGTTCCTACCACCCCAAGTGCCAGTATCCATTGTGTTGCCAGATTCTCCAGCCCATGTATTTTCTAGGTTTGCTTTTTCAATTTCGGCGTCTAGATACGCGAGCTCTTCACTTGACAAAAATAGCTCATTTACGTATATTTCTAAGTCAGGACCGAACGGTTGAGTCAACATACAGTAATTCTACCTCAATATTCTAGGACTCAGCAAACTAGTAAAAGTTAAAGTGCGGTAAAATTATAGGGACTAGTCTAGCTTCCCTGTAAGGACTCTCAATGGGTTATCTCCGCGGCAATGTGCACGACCTGATTACGGATCAAGGATCTACCGTACATCAGGTTTTTGGCGTTAAAAATTCCGCAAAAAAGCCCATAACTCTTACAGGGTACACGGCTCGTATGCAAGTCAGACAATGGGACACGGAAAACAGGGATCCAGCGCCCATCGTAATCGCCGAATACACTACGGAAAACGGCTATTTAACAGTAAATGGAGCTGCAGGGACAGTGACTCTTCTAATTCCGCCTGCAGATATGGCTGCATACGAGCCCAAAACTTATGTATACGATATCGAAGTTGAGTCTTCAGATAGCGAAACTACTCGAATCATTCAAGGCAAATTTATCGTGAGAGCCGAGGTAACCAAATAGTGGCACTCTCTGACAACTTCGCATATGTTGACGTTAAAGGTCCAGGACCCCAAGGTCCAGCAGGACCAACAGGCCCAGCGGGGCCAGCTGGCGGTCCGACTGGTCCCACTGGTGCAACTGGCCCAACTGGTGCAACTGGTTCTACTGGTTCCACTGGTCCAACTGGTGCAACTGGTGCAGATAGCACCGTCCCAGGCCCAACTGGCGCAACTGGTGCAACTGGACCTACTGGCGCAACTGGTGTAGCAGGTAGAGACGGTATCGATGGCGTAGACGGAGCTACTGGCCCAACTGGTGCCCCAGGGTCTATAGGAGCTACTGGACCAACTGGTGCTCAAGGTTTACCTGGACTATCAATAACTGGCCCTACTGGTGTCACTGGTCCAACTGGTGCAGCAGGACCTACTGGCGCAACTGGTGCAACTGGTGCAGCAGGTCTATCTATAACTGGTCCAACAGGAGCAGCTGGTTCAGCTGGACCAACTGGTCCGACTGGTGCAACTGGTGCAGCAGGTATTCCTGGTGCTTCTATAACTGGTCCGACGGGTGCTACTGGTGCAACTGGACCTACAGGTGCTCAGGGACCTATAGGACCTACAGGTGCTGCTGGAGCCGACGGTTTAAATGGTGTAGACGGTGTAGATGGTGTAGATGGTGCTACTGGTGCCACTGGTCCAACGGGTGCTCAAGGTCCAACTGGAGCTCAGGGTCCGACTGGTGCAACTGGTGCAGCAGGTCTATCTATAACTGGTCCAACAGGAGCTCAGGGGCCGATAGGACCCACAGGTGCCACAGGTGCTACAGGGTCTCAGGGTATCCCTGGTCTATCTATAACTGGTCCAACTGGCGCAACTGGGCCTACAGGTCCAACTGGTGCTATAGGCCCAACTGGTGCGCAGGGTATTCCTGGATTGCAAGGTATTCAAGGCGCAACTGGGCCTACAGGTCCAACTGGTGCTACAGGTGCTGAAGGCAATTTCTATGTATCCTCTTCTCCTCCTCTAAATCCAGAGGCTGGTGATGCTTGGTTCAATGATTCAGAAGCAAAGTTCTATTTCTTCTATGACGGCTTCTGGATTGAAGTAAATGCCAACAGAGTTGGTGCAACTGGTCCAACTGGTGCAACTGGTCCAACTGGTGCAACTGGTCCACAAGGTACCAGTATTAATTTCGTGGGGACTGTAGCTTCTGCAAACGACTTACCTCAGACTGGCAACGAGCCCAATGATGCTTATATTGTCAGCTCTGATGGCGATCTATATGTGTGGGATGGAACCACCTGGGGGTCAGTAGGTCAGATTGTCGGACCTCAGGGGGAAATTGGTCCAACAGGTCCAACTGGTGCGACTGGAGATACTGGTCCCGTAGGACCAACTGGAGCCTTAGGTCCTACGGGATCTACTGGTGCTAGCAACGAACTGACAGTAGGTAACGTTTACACTGGAACTCCAGGTGGAGATGCTCAAGTAACCATCACTGGAGACTCGCCTTCTCAGGTTCTAGAGTTCATAATTCCTCAGGGTCCAACTGGCGCTACTGGCGACACGGGACCTATAGGGCCTCAAGGTGAAGTTGGTCCGACAGGGCCAATAGGCATAACTGGAGATACTGGACCAATCGGCCCTACTGGACCCCAAGGGGACGTAGGACCAATCGGCCCTACTGGAGCCACTGGACCTACTGGACAGAGGGGTACATATACTGTATCTGATACTCCTCCAGCAGAACCAATTCAAGGTGACTCTTGGTTCAACACTTCTACTGCAAAATTCTTTATCTACTACGATAACTTCTGGATTGAAGTTGCCACCACCGAGCAAGGACCTACAGGCCCACAAGGTGAAGTAGGACCAACTGGCCCAACTGGGCCGCAGGGCGAACAGGGTATCCAGGGTGAAGAGGGACCAATTGGCCCAACAGGTGCTCAGGGATTAGATGCATTTATTTGGGATTCAAATAGGGTTTACCCAAATGGATATCAGCCAGGCGAAATAGTATTCTACGGTGGTCTTTACTATATCTGTCTCGCCGAGAATGATGCGATAGCTCCAACAGCAGAGGGCGCTATCGGAGTCTACTGGAACAACTTCTCATTTATCGGTCCAACTGGACCACAAGGACCTCAAGGCCCAACTGGACCTCAAGGATTAGAAGGGTTAGTAGGACCTACTGGTCCTACTGGTGCAGATAGTACAGTGCCTGGTCCGACTGGTCCTACTGGTGCAACAGGCCCCCAAGGACCTGCTGGATCTCTTGCCGAAGCTTCCTACATTCAGTTTGATACCACATACACAGGTGGAGCTACCGAAGTAGGTATGCTTGCTTGGAACCCAGATATGGAGACTGTTGACGTAAAACTCAACGGAGCAACTCTCCAGCTTGGACAAGAGCACCTAATTCGAGTAAAAAATGCTTCTGGGACTACACCCATTGCAGACTTCACTCCAGTGATGTTTGTTGGATCTACTGGTGACACCGTGACCGTTGCACCAGCAGTTGCAGATGGTACAGTACCAGCAGAATATATTGTTGGTGTTACAACTGAAGAGATTCCAGCTGATGGATTCGGGTTTGCTACTCAGTTTGGGTTTATCAACAATATAAATACTGAAAACTACCCAGTAGGATCGATGCTCTACGTAGACCCACTTGTGCCTGGCGGTTGGACTACAACTATGCCAGCAGCGCCAGCTTGGAAGACTGCCTTTGCTGCCGTAACTAGACAGCACGCACAAACTGGTAGAGCTCTAGTTCGTGCAATCTTTGGTCTAGCTCTTAACGACCTAAATACAGTAAACGTCCCTAACCCACAGGACGGCGACATGCTATCGTATGACTCGGCTTCAGGCACATGGGTGAACGTGAGCGTTGTTGATGGAGGAACCCCATAATGGCAATTGACTTCCCGAATAACCCATCAATTGGACAGCAGACATCTATAGGAACAACCACCTGGGAGTGGGACGGTGTCGTCTGGCAAGTAGTTGGAACTACACAATCAGTGGGCCCAACTGGCCCCACTGGGCCACAAGGTATAACTGGAGCCCAAGGAATTCAAGGAGATCTAGGCCCAACTGGCCCAACTGGCTCACAAGGGCCTCAAGGTATTCAAGGACCAACTGGATCAATCGGACCTCAGGGTATTCAAGGTGCTATAGGCCCAACTGGCCCTCAGGGGGATCAAGGATTACAAGGTGAAGTTGGCCCTACTGGGCCGCAGGGAGCAGTAGGTTCACAAGGGCCACAGGGTGAGCAAGGTTTGCAGGGTCAGCCTGGCCCAATTGGTCCTACTGGACCAACAGGACCTAAAGGAACTTTCGAGAGCTCTACAACTCAACCTGTTAACCCAGTAGAGGGAGATATTTGGTTTAATTCAGCAGAAGGAAAACTTCTTCTGTTCTATGACGGCTTCTGGATTGAGACTGTAGTAGGCGAAATTGGACCTACTGGACCGACAGGCGCTACTGGACTAACTGGTGCAACAGGTGACACTGGACCGACAGGGCCTACTGGTGCAACAGGTCCGTCAGGCTTGACTGGATTTAGCAGCAGCTGGGAACTTCCAGCAGGCGCTAGCAATCTGAGCTTTACTGTTGACTGGAACAAGACATACATCATGTGGGTCCGCGGAAATATCCCAAACGGAATCCTCGTGTGGAATGCTAGAGCAACAGTTACAAATTCTAACGTGCCAGTTATAGGTGACCAGTATGGTTGGTATTACTCTGCTGGTAATCAGCTAGTACTTACCTCGATTCCTAGTCAGATTATTGGTACAAGCGGCAATATCATTAACTCTGCTCCTGCGGTTGCAGATTCCAATACTTTTGTTCTTGGCATCACAAATAACAGCGGCGCTCCTTGCACAATCTACTACGGATATGTAGCGATAGGATAGATGAAGTTGGTACGAGTTTATTCAGTGTTTAACATAGAAAATAGGACGACACCGTGGCAGCATTAAATTTTCCAGATAATCCAGTTGTAGGTACTACGTATCAGCCAGAGGTTGATGGTCCAATTTGGACTTGGAATGGCGACTACTGGGACGTGACCTCGACCCAGTTAGGTCCAACTGGACCTGCAGGACCTACTGGTCCTAGAGGCGCTGCTGGGACAAGCATACAGTTTAAAGGCTCTGTTATAGCTTTAGGTAATCTACCTACTAATGCTCAGGCTAACCACGCATATATAAATAATGAAGACGGAAATCTTTATGTATACGACGGAGAAACCTGGACTGACGCTGGACAGATTGTAGGTCCGCAGGGTGAAGTTGGCCCGACAGGCCCTACTGGAGCAGCTGGACCAACGGGACCACAGGGAGACACGGGGGCCGAAGGTCCACAGGGTACGACTGGACCTCAGGGTATTGCAGGCGCAACAGGAGATACTGGTCCAACAGGTCCTGCTGGATTAGACGGAGCTACTGGTCCTCAGGGGGCCGCTGGACTAGATGGCGCAGATGGTCAAGACGGTGCAGCAGCAACTGTAGCAATTGGTTCAATAACTACTGGTGCTCCTGGTACCCAGGCCTATGTAGCCAACTCTGGCACTGCAACCTACGCAATATTAGATTTCACGATACCTCGCGGTGAAATTGGAGCAACTGGTCCAACTGGTCCCGCTGGAGCTGATGGTTTAAATGGTGTAGATGGTCAAAATGGACTAGATGGTGCATCATTTACTATATTAAGTTCATTTAACACAACTAGCGAGTTCAATCTAGCCACGCTGGCAAATGAAGCTGGAACAGCTTACATTGTAGATGGGCATCTTTATTTCTGGAATACCATCTCTGAAGTCTATGATGATCTGGGGTCTATACAAGGTCCAACTGGTCCTACTGGGCCACAGGGCACTGACATTCACTTCGCTGGGTCAGTCACAACCGCAGCACAATTACCTACAGTTGCTGATGTTAATGACGCATATATCAACGATGAAGATGGAAACCTGTATGTATATAACGGATCATCTTGGACAGATGCTGGCCAAATCGTGGGTCCACAGGGGCCGACTGGTGCCACTGGAGGTATTGGCCCAACAGGCCCAGCGGGAGTGTACTCAACGCTATCTCCAGTAGTTATTAGCAACGATCAAATTTCTATAAAAGAAAATCCAACATTTACTGGAACAGTTACGGCTGACTCATTCTCTGGATCTTTGACAGGAGATGTGACTGGAAACGTAGTTGGCACCGCTACTGACTCACAGAAAGTCGGTGGACGAACTATTTTCGTGCAGAGTTCCGCTCCTACGTCGGGAATGGCACACGGCGACATTTGGATCGACATTCCTTAGGAATTTTAGATGGCATACATTGGCATTGAGGTAACATCTAATACGCCGTACTCGGTGCAAGTTAACTGCGTAGCTGGTAACGACTTAGGTGGCGCTGTTGACTGCTATTTCTATATGAATGGTGCTCAGATAGCATACTACCAATTGGCTAAAACCCAATCGATGCTTCAGTACTTAGTGACAGTGAATACTCAGCCTTCTACCCAGTACACCTTCTCGTCTATGCTAATCGGAGCAACATCTGGCACCCTCTACAATTCATACTCGACAACAGTCACAACCCCCGCACCGCCGCCTCCGTTCTTTCCCCCGTATTTTCCGCCGTATTTTCCACCATTTTTTCCACCATACTTCCCGCCTTACTTCCCGCCATTCTTTCCACCGTATTTTCCGCCCAATCCATCGTGGATTACTAGAATTTTGGCTAACACGGATGGCAACTTAGTGGAGGGTCAACCTTTCTCGGATGGGGTCTCGGCCAACTACGTTAATACTTACGCAATCTACTCTGGCTCGCTGCCAGCAGGTCTATCGCTTAACGCTTCTACTGGAGTGGTCTCTGGAACTCCAGCCCAGGGATCAGCTGGATCGTACAGCTTTGTGATAAGTGCTAGCGGTGATGGCGGAACTATCTACACAAACACCTTGTACTTAACTGTGCTAGACGATGGCGGTAAGCTACGCGTCTACAACACAGCTACTTCCCAGTGGGAGGAGTCAACGGTGTACGTATATAACTCCAATACTTCCCAGTGGGAAGAAGGCAAGGTGTATGTATACAACAGCGCCACAGCCACCTGGGATAAGTCCCAGTAGCTAACTAACAACTAGACATTTTAGGGTAAAATATATATGTACTTTTCCCTAGTTAGGAACTGAAATGCCCCTAAATTTCCCAGATAACCCGTCAATCGGGCAGCAATTCATGTCTGGCGAATACGCCTGGGAGTGGAATGGCACTGTTTGGTCTGCTGTAGTTGCAGAATCTGGCGTGGGGCCGACTGGTCCTACTGGTCCAGCAGGTGAAGCTAGCACTGTTCCAGGGCCTACAGGAGCAACTGGTCCTCAGGGAGATACTGGTCCAATTGGCCCGACTGGAACCACGGGAGATACTGGTCCACAAGGCATCCCTGGCGATGTTGGTCCGACTGGTCCTCAAGGGCTACAAGGCATACAAGGTGAACAAGGGTTACAGGGCATACAAGGAGAAGTAGGACCTACTGGCGCAGTGGGCGCTACTGGTGAAAAGGGTGACCGCGGAGATATCGGACCTACTGGACCTCAGGGAGTTCAAGGACTTCAAGGTGACATCGGACCTCAGGGTGAAGTTGGTCCTACTGGTCCTCAAGGAGATACTGGACCTCAGGGGCAGGTTGGGCCTCAAGGCCCTCAGGGTGAGCAAGGACTTCAAGGACTTCAGGGGCTTCAAGGAGATATTGGCCCAACTGGTGCGACTGGCCCTCAGGGTGTTCAAGGTGTTCAGGGAGATGTAGGTCCTACTGGACCAACTGGAGCCACGGGTCAAGGAATTGAGGTACTGGGCAGCTATCCTACCCTAGAAGACTTGCAAGCAGCCCATCCAACTGGCAACCCTGGGGATGCTTACCTTATATCAGGCTATCTCTGCGTTTGGGATGTGCACACAAATGCCTGGCTAATTATTGGCGAGATTCAGGGGCCTACTGGTGCAACTGGTGCGACTGGACCTACTGGTCCTCAGGGTTCTCAGGGCGAACAAGGATTACAGGGACTATCTGGACTAGACGGTGCTACAGGACCTACTGGCCCACAGGGCGAGCAAGGTATTCAGGGACTACAGGGGCTTACAGGAGATACTGGTCCTACGGGTCCTCAGGGTGATGTTGGTCCTACAGGACCTACTGGACCACAGGGCGAGCAAGGTGTTCAGGGTATTCAAGGTATTCAAGGTGAAGTAGGACCTACAGGATCCTCTGGAATTGACGGGGCATCTTTCCAAATCCTAGGTACATTCTCTACTGAAGAAGAATTTAACTTAAGTATTCAGACAGGAGAGGCTGGAGTTGCCTACATTGTAGGCGGACACCTCTTTTTTTGGAATGCTACTACTGAAGTCTATGACGACTTAGGGTCAATATTAGGCCCTACTGGCCCTCAAGGTGATGTTGGACTTACTGGTGATACTGGCCCTACTGGCCCTCAAGGTGATGTTGGACTTACTGGTGATACTGGCCCTACTGGTGCAACTGGTGCGACTGGCCCTCAGGGTGAACAAGGGCTACAGGGATTGCCAGGCCTCGACGGGGCTCAAGGCGACACTGGACCTGTTGGCCCGACAGGCCCTACTGGAGCAGCTGGACCTGCTGGCACAGGTGTCCAAGAGGACCTATATAGCATCAACTCTGACATAAACACCATAGTTGGTCCATTTGCTGCTGGTGACTATATTTTATCTTTCGAAGGAGCTGGTCAAGTCACGCTTCACAGCTACACTGGTGAATTACCTAGCTTATATCCTTTAGTGGAAATCTCTAATGTAACTGAGTACTCCAAGTACCGAATATCGTTAACATCATCTATTGATGGCTTTGTGTCACTGTCTACTTTTAGCGGACGTGTGTCGATCGCAGTTGATGCATCTGAAACTACAGCTGCTCTAATTGGTCAGATATCAATTCCAGGGGCTGATTGGACAGCACAACCTTCTAGAGTATTCCTCCCAGGCGCTTCAGATGTCCAACTGAGAGTATTAGATTACTACGACCAATTTGGATTTATTGGAATCAACTCGGGTCAGTTTGACGGTGTATTTAAGTCTCAAGACGGATACACCTGGACCTACCAGGCCATTCCTGGCCTAACTGGTAGCCCTTCTGGTATGGCTTACGGTTCTGGTAAAGGTGTAGTTGTAACTACATATACTGACGGATTTGCATTCTCTGAAGACTCCGTTTCATGGGTGAAAATAAATCACCCTGGAGGAGCTAATGATTATGTAGCTAGCGTTGCGTATGCGCAGGGCGTATTTGTTGCTGTTGCGGGAAACGGATATCTGTTCAGATCAACTGATGGCATCAACTGGGCATCCAGCAATCCGCTAACTTCTGGTAGCTATAGGTACAAAATTATAAGCAATGGTACTCGGTTAGTTATCATATCTGACGGCAAAGTAGAGTACTCTGATGATGCTGGTATCAGTTGGGTAGACGTCACAGTTGCCAATATAGCTTCCAGTGCAAGTGGAAAATATATGAATGGCATGTTTGTGACATTTGGAGGCTCTTCGTCACCTGGAACAAACATATACCACACTTCGCCAGATGGAGTTAACTGGACGCAAAGAACTATGCCAGCAACTTCAACTTGGTATAACATTGCTTACGGTAATGGCTTATACTCTGCAGTTAGCTACGATGGTTCTTACTCTTACACATCGACTGACTTAATTTCTTGGACTCAGAGAACCGCTCCATCGTCAGTTGGCCTTGCCACCATCGCAATGGGGTATGCCTTTGGTGCAGGTAGATTTATAGCTGGTGGGTGGTGGTCACCTATGTGGATAACATCTACCGATGCTTCATCTTGGTCAGTTCTGGGCACTGTCCCTGGACAGCTTAGATATTACGGCTTATCTACAGCTGGATCACGTCTATATCTATGTACTGATACTACTACAGCTTTCTATTCGGATGACGGCGGATCCACCTGGACTACAATAACTATGCCAGCCGATGAGCTGTATTACGTTGCGTATAAATCTGGGCTATATGTAGCTATTGGATACGGAAACTATGTATACACTTCTACCACTGGAACTGGAAGCTGGACTCAGCGTAGCTTTGTCGGACTGCCCAACAACGGCACCTGGTATGCAAGCGGACTAATACACAACGGCACCACCTTTGTGACACATAGTTACTTTGGTAGCTACACTTATTACTACACTTCTACAGACGGCATAACCTGGACACAACGTACCTGGCCCAATATGCCAACCAACTCTGGCCCTTACGACATGATTTGGGACGGCAGTAAGTTCCTAGCACCTATGTGGTATGACGCATCAATTTACACCTCGGCAGATGGCGTTAACTGGACCAGAAATACTCTAAACAATACGTATTTGAATATTGCCTACGGTAATGGTAAATACGTTATGTGCGCTGCGGGCGGAAAGATTGCATACTCGACAAATGGAACATCTTGGACCGAGACCACAATCTCTTGGCCAGATGCTCAAGGTATGACAGTGTC